TTCCAATGTTTAGCAACCTTTTCCCAATAATCACCTGGCTCATCTACATTAAGTGGGCCATAATTATATTTTTTGGTTGTTGCATCTCTATTCTTAGTATTGATAGCTAAGTCTTGTGTAGCGGGTGGACAATCCATTTTTTGTTCACCATACATCTGTTTAAATTTCTTTGTATGTTTAGATTTTTTAGTTTTCATTGTTGAATCTCCTGGTGCAGGTTTGTATGCATCTGGATTATCATCACTCATTTTTGTACCTTTTTTAAAATGAGCATCTCTCTTATCTTTTGTAGATTTGGCCATATCCCCTGCGTAATACTTTGCAGGTTGTGTACCTTTCTTATCTTTTACTTCTTTATCTTGTTTTACTTCTTGTACTGAATGTAGAAATGCTTTATAAAAATTCTCACCATCAGTATATTGAACATAATTTGGCCCTCTTCTTACAATTTCACCTGAAGTACCATCTATCTTGTTTTCAACTAAATCACCAATCTGATATATAACACCTCTTACATATAAATCTCTTTCAACTTCATCATTAGAATATTTTGATGATTCTCTAAGACCCATACCTTTTCTTACATCTTTAAATAATTTTTCGCCATTTTTATATGTTCTTGGTAACCCTTTTTTAAATTCTTCATAATTATTATTAGATGCCGCCGCTCTCATTTTAGATGCACTCATTCCAGATACACCTTCAGAGTCTGGGTCCCTATCACCGGCACTAAAAACTTCTATACTATCAAAGTCATAAAACCCATGTCTTTTTTCTTGACCATTATAAGTGTTTAATAGTTTCTTAAATTCAATAACTCTATCAGAACCAACAACCATATTTAATTCTTTATAACCCATATCATGTAAATAAACAGCGATATCTAAAACTGTTTTTAAATTAGTTTTTGCTGTAATATTTCTTTTATGTTGTGGAAACATATCTCTCATGTATGCTACTTTTCTTGCAAAAGGCAATGGGTCTTTTTTAGGATTTTGAGAATGTGATGGGTAAATAAAATAATCACTACTACCAGCAATCTTTTTAACTTTATCTAAAAGTTTTTCATGACCTGTCGTTGGTGGATTAAATCTACCAAATGTAAATACTACTGCTTCTGTTGACTCAAATAATGTTCTAAACTTTTTCATTAGTTTCTTTCCTTTGTAATCTTTTTCATCTTCTCAATATATACACGATACACATTTGCTTCAGCAGTTTTACCCATAACTCGTGCTCTTTGTTCCATTGCAATAGCGGCCTGTATTTTGTGAGCATGTGTCTTACCACTTCCCTCAATTTTACTTACACTTGCCTTCGCTGTCTTAACATCTTTAAATCCTAACCCTTGTATTGTACCCTTTGGGTTCTCATCAGTATATAAATCAGAATGTGAATCTGAACCAGAAGGTTGACCTTTCTTTCTAGGTATTCTTGGTGCTTCAATGTATTGTTTAAATGTTTTCATCTTTTTAACAATTCTTTAAATTCTTTAGTTGCCGTTGCAAGAAAATTTGGTGCGGCTCTAAAGTTACCTTTATATCTTAAAGTGATATCACTTATTGGGGTTGCACCTACAAAAAGTTTAAAGAATAACATTGCGGCAGTGGACCCTCTTTCAAAAGCTTGTGTTTTGGTTGCATCTAGTACCATTCTTACTTTACCACTAGAATATAATTTATCTAATGCACCAACCATAGTATTTACATCTTTATATTCACCAGACTCAATAACTGGGCCCTTGACTAAAAATCTCCCTATACCTGTAACTAAAGCATAGTCAAAATTTAATTTTTGTAAATCTTGTAAATCCATTTTAAAAATAAGTTGTAATAATTGATTTCCAAATAAATCTGAATTTTTAATTATAACATCTGACATTGGTTTAAATAAACTTTTATTTGTTTTAAGTTGTTTGTTTATTATATCATTTGGTATTCTTTCTACAAAGGGTTTCCAATTACTTTTAGAAACATTTCTTGCATTTGGTCCCAAGTCTTTTATCATAGTATTATCTAATAGTGGGTTTCCATCTTTGTCAATTGCTCTTTTTGGTTTAATTGTAAATCCTCTAGTATCTTGTTTTTGAAATTTATAAGTGGTTTTAATAACTGCCGCATAAAATACACCTGCTGCATCATCTAAATCTTTACGAACTTTATTAAATTCAGAACCTTTTAACATAGTTGTAAATCCTTTATTAATAAGTGTAGGGTCAGCTGTAGTTGCAGATGGTTTTTTCTTTAAAGAAACACCTAAAAAAGAATCACCTTTTTTTAAAATAAAATCTGAAGCATTGTAATCTTTCATTCCATACTTTGTTATTTTAAATTGTTGTACATCAGAATCCCAAGATTTACCTGTCATATAAACTTTCTCTGCACCTATTCCATAATTTTTTTGTATAGCTTGTGCTGCAGACACAGCTTGACATAAATTACCATAATCTTTTTCTAATGATTCTACTTCTAAAGAAGTGGAACCTATAACTTTTCCACTTTTAACAATTTTTTTTACTTCTTCAATAAGTAAGTCTAAATCTTCTAAAGTTTCTATATTTGGAATACTAGACATAGTACATAAACAAGCAGTCATTAATTCATTTGGGTCAGCTTTTGTACCACCCCCTCTTTTACTATCTGGTCTTGTTTGAACATAAACATATTTCATCATATCTTTATGTTTAAAAGCAAAATCTTTTTTAACTCTATTATTAGCAGGTTTCACAGGTTCTAGTAAAGAATCTTTTGAAATAATTTCATTTGCCATTGAAGAAAAAGCTATTCTTTTAGAATCTTCCATTTCAATTTGAATACCGAGTTTTTTACTATTTGTTTTTCCATTTCTTAAATCTTTAGAAATTTCACCATTAATAGAACCAATTGCATCATCTATCTCCGAAACTAATTCAATAGCAAATTGATGTTCATCTACATCTTTATTAAACTCTTTTGCCTCAGACACCCTATTGACTAAGTTTTGCCATTCTCCTTGATTGTAGTAAGACTTAGCAAATGTTTTAAAATTTATCATTTATCCCAAGCCTTTACTGCAGTAAAGTTGTTATAACTAAACTCCATTCTATCTACTAATTTGACCGCACCACCACCACTATCAATTGCAACATAACCTTCTGGGTTTGAAACTTTATACCCTTTATCGGTTTTAATAAATGTGCCGATTGACTTTACTGAATTTAACTTATTAATAATAAGTTGTTTTGCGGCCACCAAAGAGTTTTGAAAAGAAATGACATTTTCTAAATTTCTGGTGTGTTTTGTAAACTCACGCAGATACTCTTTCTGATTTCTTTCAATCTTTTCTTTTGCTCCTGATGTCTTTACTTTGTCTTTCATTTTTGTAAAATGGTTATCAACATGCTTTAAATACCCAGCAGCTGCACCTCTTACATCTTTGATTGCTTGTCCTTTTCTTATAAATGTATTTTGATAAGTCTTGAAACTAGCACCAGACAAATTTCCTGTCATTGCACCTTGTAGTTTAATAAACTTCTCTAACAAGACTGCATTGATTCTTTTAAATAAACTACCTGCTTGTGAAAGTTTGGCAGTTACAGCATTTGTTTCACCTTTTGTGAAAGTTGCTTTTCCTGATACATCTTTATAAGTCGCGTCGTCCATCCAAACACTCTTTGTTTTTTTCAAAGAACTAATGTTTGCCCCAAAAGATGCTTTCATATCTGCAAGTGATTTCCCTGTGTATGTAGTATGAAAGACGATTCCAATTTTTGCTGAAGAGATTTGTCTGCCCAATTCAGAATCAACAGGTGTAGCGTAAACGATAGTATTAGGCTGAAAAGTAAGATACGGTTTTCCATCTATGTTCTCCTTACTAATATCATTGGTAAACATTAAATCACCTTGAAGAACATTTTTAATACCTAATTTTGATAGTTCAGCAAAAGCGGTTTTAAACTTTTCATTTAATGCACCAGATACATCATCATCAATTTCTTTATTACTCTTATATAGTTTTGGATTAATATTAAATACTGATTTTTTGGCAACAAAGAATTTACCATCGGCAGGGTCAATACCAGTAAATATGGCAGGAGCACCGTCCCATTTTACTGTCATGTTTACACTACCAGATGATTTACCTGATAACATATTTCTTAATTCTTGAAGAAAATTAATGGCACCTCTAGCACCACCGACACCAAAGTTGATTATCTCATCTTCTAGATGTTCTAAGTGTAGATTTTTACCAGATTTGTCTTCTAATAGAAATTCTTTAAATGTTAGCATTTTTACTCAATTCTTCCATATATTTAAGTATATTTATAAATTAAGTGAATGTCAACCCTCATTATTAGAATTATATTCTACGGCTATTATATTTCCTGCAACCATCACTCTTTCATGGTCAACTTCTTGTGGTTTTACTTCATGTATTACCCACCCAGGAAACATTACTAATAGACCATTTTTTGGTCTTACAAAAGCACCACCAGCATTAGGAAATACTAAAGGTGAACATTTATCAGATACATTTACATAATAAGTCCAGCTCCAAAGACAAGGCCAATGGTCATGAGCCTGAGTATACTCACCTTTACGATAAACAGCACCCCAACAATCTGGACACCCTGGAGTAAATTTAGCTGGTGAGTTTTCTATTGCTACTCTCATAGCAAACTCTATTATTTCTTTAAAATGTTCCCCACCTGATTCATTAAACATTCTCCATTCTGTCATTTGTGCTTTTACATTTGATTTATAATTTATTTTATCGCCTTGTTTTCTAATTGCTTCTTCAAGTTTAGGATTTAGTGTTTCATAATTATCATACATTGCTTTGGCAACAGGATATTTTTCTGTGAATGCTATTGAACAAGGATTACTAAAAAGAGTGTTTACCATGTGGTACCCTTTAAAAAACTAGGTAATGTTTCATTACCAAATGGTTTGATTTTATTAAGATTGTTTACCATTTCTTCAGCGTCTTCTTGAAACTTAAATGTTCTAACAATATCATTTGTTGGTAATTCAATAACTTCATATATTGCTTCTTTATTTTTCCAGGTAACATCTGAATAATAACTTACCTTCTTTTTTTTATATCTTGAGGTCTGAGAACTTTTCATAAGACTTCTTCTCCATTTTACTTCCAAAGTTAGATTTATCAAAAACTGCATCGTCTTGACCTGAATCAACAATATCACCTTGAGCAACTTGTTCTACATCATAAAGTTTCATTTTAGCTCTATCTATACCAATGATGAATCTTTTATTCATAGTAGGGTCATTGTATCTATTTTTTAATTGTTTTATCATTAACTGGTTTAAATCTTCTAATTCTTCTGTTGAAATTAAAGCAAACATTAAATCAGCAGTTGCAGGTAAACCAAAACTTTCTGAAGTATCTTCAAGACCTACATCAGTAGATGTATATGCACTTCTTGTAGTTTGAGTTGCTGACATAATTGGAACATTTGTTTCTACTGCAAAACCTCTTAACTCTTCAGCAATAGATTTAATATAAAAATAAGAACCAACATTTGCATTACCCTTAAATCTAGATGATGCACAAATATTTAAATAATCAATTAAAATAATATCGGGCTTAAAACTTTTCTTAATTGCAAGTTCTTTTACTAAACTTCTAAAATGACCACAATGTGCAGATGCAGTTGGGTATTCTTTAATAACTAATTTACCCATTGTTTTTTTAGAAATCTTTTTAATCTTATCAGTAAACATTTTCTTTGGTAGTGAGTGTAAATCATCAATACTAATATTCATTAAGTTTGCATCTATTCTTTCTGCAATTCTTTCTTCTGCCATTTCTAATGTGATATACAAAACATTCTTGCCTTGCATTAATGTAGAGGCAGCAACATGACACATAAACAATGATTTACCAACACCTGTGCCAGCAAGTGCAATATTCAATGTTTTAGTTGGTAGCCCACCTTTAGTAATTTTATTAAAATAATCTAAATCAAATTCTATTTTCTTTTCTTTTTTGTGATAAAAGTCATATCTTGATTCAGATTGTTCAATATAATCATGCCCAACATGACTATCAAAAGAAACTGATAATGCATCAGATAATATTGATGGTATAGATTCTTGAGTTCTATTTTTATCTTTACCATCTATAACTTTAATACTATCAACGACAGCATTATAAACTGCTTTGTCTTTACAAAACTTTTCAACAGTATCAACTAACCAATCATATTCAACCTTACTATCTTCTAAAGATGAGAGTAATTCTAAAACTTTTTTGTGTTCAATTTCAGATAAATCTTTTCGTTTATCAATCTCAATTTCAAGAGCAGGTTTAGTTGGTGGGTTTTTATATTTGTCAACAAAATCATTTATTTCTTCAAATAAAATCTTTTCACTTCTCTCACCAAAATATTCAGACTTTAGAAAAGGGATTACTTTACGATTAAAGTTTTCGTTATGTAATAATTGGCTTAGTGTTGTCTTCTCTATCGTCTGCATTAAATAATTCTCCTCTTGAATAATGACTATCAACTATATGACATAAAATGTCACCAAGTAAGTTTTTAAAATCTTCAGTAAAAAATTCATCTGGTAACCCATTTGGGTCTACAATATTATAATTAAATTTTAACACTGCTTGTAACCCAGTATTAGATGCATCTTCAATAGCGGCAGTCTTTGCATATTGATAAACAACACCATCAAAACGACCTCCTTTAATACCAATACAATCTTTCCATTCTTTATTTTCTAAAAATACATAATCATCAGCAATCTTGCCAAGATATCTGCATGACTTATCAAATGCTTTTCTTTCTATAAGATTTTCTTTTTGGTAAGCATCATTATTCTTCTGTGGTTTCTTTGACTTGTCCGCCATATCTAAACTCCTTTTTTGCACATTCTTCAAGTATATCCATTACATCTTTTGTAAAATATTTTGTAGGTGTATTTAAAATTGTTTTACCATATTGTTTTGAACCATCAGGTAATTCAAATCGTGTTGCAACTTTTTTAAATACATTATATTTTTCAGCAAGTTCAAGTAATCCATAATATCTATCTAGACCTTTGTTATAGGTTAATCTTACATCAATCATTTTATTTTCTATTGTTAATCTAGATTTATGATTTTTACAATGTATGATATTACCAACAACTTCTGTACCTTCTTTATCTTTTCTTTTTGAAAGATAAACAATAGATGAAGCTGCATACTTTAATCCAGAACCACCGCCCATTTCTTTTGTTGGAAACATTGAACCTACAACATCATATGTATGATTCGTTACAACCATTGGTACTTTTGCTTTACCAAGTTTTAAAGTCAATACTCTAAATGCTGCTTTTAAAACTTGTGCTCTAGTCATATCTCTTGTTTCTTTTCCATCAGCAGTATCTTCAACTTCTTTTGTTGTTGATAACATACCAAGAGAATCTAATGCAAGAAACAAGGGTCTTCTAATATCAGAACTTTGTTGTAAATATGCATCTAAAACTTTTAATGATTGTGTTCTAAATTCTTGAACAGTAGTCACAGGTAATATCACCATTCTTTTTGGGTCTATACCTCTATCAACTACCATTTGTTTTGTAATTGCACTTTCAGATTCAAACAACATAACACCACCTTCTGGGTTAGCATCTAGAAAATGTTTTATAATACCCATAAGAAAAAATGTTTTACCTGTTGCACTTTCACCTGCAATTGCAGTTATTTTATTTTGAGGCAAACCACCATGAAGTGAACCTGATAGTAATGCATTAAATGCATATGAACCTGTATCAATAAATGTATCTACATCGCCTGCTTCTACACCATCTGATACAAGTGCCGCATATTCATTACCAGTTGTTTTGATAATGTCTTTAAAAAAATCGTCAGCCATATTATTTACTCCTTATTTAATTGCTACTGCACCAACAAACATATGATTACTCCAGAAACATTGTACATCTTGAAACCCAGCATTAAGTATCATATCTTTAAGTTGTGACCAACTATTTGGTTTTAACATATGTCTTAATGTTTTCTCTTTGTCCATAATATCTTTGGGTTCAAAGTTTTTTCTTTTGTAATCATAATAATTAAATGTCATCATTTCTTGAATTCTTGCATTTGTACATAAAAGTTTTTCTGCAAAAATAAAACCACCACCGACATTTAAACCATTATAAATCTTTTGTATTACATCTGCTCTATCTTTCATAGGCATAAATTGTAAAGTGAATATTGAAGTGACTAATGAACAATTATAAAAATCATAGAATCGTACATCATCTTTAATAAATTTTACTGCAGTATCTGGATACTCTTTTTGTAATTGTTTTATTCTATTATCTAATGGTTTGGAAAAACCCTCAGCCAGTTCAACACCTTCATAAGTTGCATCACTACAAAATTCTTTATTTGACTCAATCATCATTCGTGTAACCTTGCCGGTAGAACAACCAATATCAACAGCTTTGGTATTACTTTCTACAAAATATTTTGAAAGATTAACAATATCTTCTAATAAATTAGAATACCCTCTAATAGAATATTCTATGTGTTCATCAAAACCCTCTTCTCTATGAGCAAAAGTAAAATCGTATTTTGTCATTTAATCTCCTTATAAGGTTTAAGTACATTTTCATATATTGACTCAGCAATAGCTTTCATCATAAGTGGTGGTACCATTCTACCCATTCTTTCAGATTTTTGTTCCCACTTACCTGTTAGTTTAAAATCATCTGGTAAACTCATAACTCTTTGAGTTTCACATAGAGTAAGTTTTCTCATTTCTTTCCAATGAATACACCCACCAGAAGCTGTAATTGTTGGTGATGGTTTATGTCTTGAAATTCTTTTCATATTAAAGTGATGACCTTTTGGGTGATAGTTACAACCAGTCAATACCTTATCTGGGTCTAATGGCATCTTTGATGCAGTTTCAAAAGTAGAACCCTTTGCAAACTTTTCTGTTAATGTTTTTATTTCTTCTTCATTATAATCTAAGTTTTCAAATGCTTGACCACAAGTAATTGGTTCAGAAAACTTCTCTGGAAATATACTTGATATATTCATAAAAGTAAGACCTATTGCTGAAGTAACATCTTCACGAACAGCAATAAATATTAATCTTTTTCTAGTTTGTGGTACACCATAATGTGATGAATCTAAAACCATTGATGAAACATCATACCCGATATTTTCAAATTCGTTGGTTATTTTATTATAGTATTCTTTTGCTTCACCCATTGTTAACCCTGCAACATTTTCACCAACAATTACTTTAGGTTTAATTTCATTTGCAACTCTTAAATATTCAAAAAATAAATCTTCAATGTTTTCAATCGTCTTACCATCTGAATATTTTTTAGTCTGTTTAAACCCTTTTGAATGACCACCTTGAACCATTGCACCCGATACTGAGAATGCACTACATGGGGGCTACCATCTAATAAATCTAATTCACCGGGTTTTAATTTAATTACTTCTAAAATATCTTTACCTGTAAGTTCTTTAATATCATTTGGCATGATGGGTGTATTTGGATAGTTCTCTTTATATGTTTTTCTAGCTTCTTCTACAAACTCATTGATAGCTAAAATCTTGCCACCAGCGAGTCTATAACCTGTACTAGAACCACCCCCACCAGCAAAAGTTGACATTACAGTAAACTTCTGTTGTTTTTCATTTTGTAATACATCTTTTAAATAATAAGGTTTATAACTCATGATACGGTCTCAATACATTTTCATAAAGTGCACTAGCAAGTGCACCCATCATTTTTGGTGCAACCATTCTACCAATTCTTTCAGCTCTTTGGTCAAACTGACCATTAACAGTTTTTTTGTTTGTTGTTAATTTAAAATCTTCAGGTAAACTCATTAATCTTTTTAATTCTGGTAATGTTAATTTTCTATTCTTTGCATAATGAAATACACCAGATACAGTAGTTTGTTGACCTCTTTGTGTTAAAGTAGGGCTAGGTAAATCAGGACAGGGTCTTATCATATTAAACATTGACCTTTTAGGGTTAATATCTAAAAATCTTTCATCTGAAGGTTTAATATGTCTTGATGGGTTGAACTCTAATAACTCAATCCATTTTTTTTGAAACCCACCTTGAACATAATCAAGTAATAGTTTTTCTTCTGCAGGGTCACTTATAATATTATCAATAGCAGATTTAATAGAAATATGTTTACCTACTGGTTCTGGATAGATATTATTCATAGTCATAAAATTTAACCCAACTTCTTCGCAAACATCTTCTCTTATACAAACAAATATTGTTCGTTCTCTTGCTTGTGGTACACCATAATCTGCAGCATTCATAACTTTATAAACCACATCATAACCAATCTTTTGAAATCCATTTACAAACTCATTTAACTTTTTCTTTGCTTCACCTGCAGTAATACCTTTTACATTTTCAGCAACAATTATTTTAGGTTGAATCTCTTTTGCAATTCTAATATATTCTAAGAATAAGTCTTCTATATTTTCTACTTTTTTGCCATCTGAATATTGTTTCTCTTGGGCCCAACCTTTATCTCTTATACCTGAAATACTAAATGCAGAACAAGGTGGGCTACCATCAAGAATATCTAACTCACCTGGTCTTATACCAGCTTTTTGTAAGAAATCATGACCTGTTAAATCTTTTATATCTTGAGATAACATAGGGGTATCTGGGTAATTAGCCAAATAAGTTTCTCTAGCTGATTCTACAAATTCATTTACTAATAATATTTGACCACCAGCAAGTTTATAACCAGTTGATGAACCACCACCACCAGCAAATGTTGAGATTACTGTAAACTTTGGTTTACTAGCTGATTCATAAACATCTTTTAAATAATAAGGTTGATACATTATAAAAATCTTTCTAAAATTACATTATCATTATACACCATAATATTGTCTTTGTAAACCTTTATTATGAATTTTCTTTGCTTAAAACTTAAAAGAAACCCTCTAAAGTACCTTGAGTACCATAAGTGGTATCAATCTTCCAATTTATTGAATTAACAATAAGAACCAATGGGTCAACAAATACCTTTTCAAACTGAATGTCATAATCAATATATTGTTTAATTTTAAACTCATAAGGTAACTTTGACATAAATGAAATAACATTAGCAGAATAGGGGTTAGGTTGTTTCATATAAAGAAACTTAATCTTATCACCTTCTTGAATCAAAGGGTATTTGTGAATAAGTTTGTTTTGTTTAATTTTATGATTGTAAATTAAACACCCTTTAATATGCATAGGTGTACCTTTTTTAAAAGTAGTGCCAGAATCCATATACTTTTTTAAACCATTGACAGAACGCGGAAATGCAATCTTTTCAGGGTTAACACTTGTAAACTGTTTGTGAAAATCTTGAATAAAAGTGTTTAATGTTTTTTCATCACTTGACATAATAATCTTTAAAGCATCTTTAATTTTTTCTCTACAAATTGCTGGGGTTGAAGACTTGACTGCTTCAATACCCATCATTTTTAATTTAGGTTCTTTATAAGAAACACCTTCACTATCAAAAACATTTAAAATATATCTTTTCTTTGCAACCCAAATACCTTTATCAGCAATTACTTCTCTTTTCATCATCATCTTGTTTTCATACGCATGAGTGTATTGTGAAAGTTCTTTATAAGAACTATCAATAAAAGGTTCAAGTTTTTCTGTTGCAACTTTGTTCAAAAACTCAACAGGATTCTTCGGATTAACTTTTGATACCAATTCGTCTAATGTAATATAAATTGAATCTGTATCTGAAGCAATCACATAATCTTTATCATTGGTATTTAAAATCTTGTTTAGATAATCATTTACTTTATTTTCAATCCAACGAATTGATAATTGACCAGATGTTGTAATACCTTCAGCAATCGCAATATCATAATAACGAAACCATTGATTACCAATCGCACCATATGCTGAGTTTAGTGAAATCTTTCTGGCCATTTGAATATTGTTATAACGACTAATAAGTTTGACATACTTTTCATCTTTCGTATTTTCATAATCTTGTTGAGCCCTTAACATTTTCTTCTTGTAAACAACTCTATCATTATAAAGTTCTTGCATCATGGCAGGAAGAAACCCTTGTTTGTCTGTTTTAAATAATGCACCATTTGGAGTCATAGTAGTTTTTTCTATTAGATTTAACTTTTTCTTTTCTAACATATCATCAACATTAACATTTTGATTATTACTTTTTAATAAAGTTTCAGGTGAAAGATTGTATTGCATAATTAAATGAGGGTATAAAGAATTTAAATCAAAAGAAAGAACCCAATTATGTAAACCTGTTTGTGGTTCTTTTACATACGCACCTTCATACTTTTCACTTTTTGAATTCTTTGTCTTTTGTGGTATAGCAATCTTTCTTTTTCTTAAAAAATTATAGACCAGACAATCCCAGTATTTCACCGAACCAAAAACATCTTCATAATTTACTTTTGCTTCATAAGCCATAGTAAGTAGTAAACTAATCAAACCCATCTTATCTTCAAGTTTATCAACAATCTCAACATCTTGAATATTATAATCAATAAAAGATTGATAGTCTTTTGTATACCAATCTTTGAAAGTTTCATAAGGGTTATCATCTTTCTTTTCACCGAGTTCAACAAAAGCAATATGGTCAAGTCTATACGATTCTCTTTTGGTATATGTAAATTTTTGATACAAATGAAAAAAGTCTAATTGAGAAACACCCATAATATCAAACATTATTTGTTCACGACCCATAGTAAAAACTTTTCTAGGAGAAACATTACCCCATGGAGAAAGTTCTCTCATTTTTTCTTCGCCAAAAAGTTTTTTAATACGATTAACAAGATAGGGTACATCAAAGAAGTCTGTATTCCAACCTGTAATTACATCAGGCTGATGTTTAGACCAAAATGACATGAATTCTAAAATCAATTCATTTTCATCTTTACAATTTACATAAGTTACATTGTCTTTTGTTTTCTTGTAATCACCGATACCCCATACCACAATGTTTTTAGATTGATGATTTTTGATTGTAATTGAAAGTAAAGGTTCAATTGCTTGTTCTGGATTAGGAAAACCATTTTCACATTGTACCTCAATGTCAATGGTAACAATTAATATTCTATCAATATTCCAATTAGGTTTGTCAGGAAAAGTATCTGAGATGTAAGTATAAGGAAATCTATCAAAGCCAAAACAAAGATGAGGTTGAGATTCATATTTTGATATAAATTCTTTTGCCTCTTTAATCGTATCAAACTTATAAGGCATGACAGATTTATTATCAAGTGTTTTCCAATCTGTTTTTTTCATAACAGGAACATAAAGAGTTGGAGAATACTTAACTTTAAATTTAAGTCTTTGGCCGTGTTCAACACCGCGAACTAAAAGATTGTTGCCCCATTGAACAACATTTGTATAGAAATCCATAATGTAATTATATCAGAGTTTTTATAATTGTCAACCGAATAGTTTTAATTGAGTGGAGTTATCAACATCAACAGGATAATGTCTAATCAAAGTTTTTAATTTATCTTCAGCATGTGCAAGTTTAGTGAGTTCTGAATCAACAGCAGCAACCATATCTGGATGCTCGCCGATGCCTGATGGGTTTTTACGATAAACTTCTATGTTAGCAGCTGCTGCTTTCATATCTGCTTCATATTTTAATTTAAGTGCATTGATAATCATTATTTACTCCTCATATATTGATTGAAATGAATTTAGCATTAACCAATTTTCTCTATTTAAAAATGTAGTCATTACATCTTTAACTATATTAGTTTTTGTTGCATCTTTATAACCCTTTGTGCCTGGAGATGAATTAACCTCTATAATATAAGGTTCTTCATTTTCTCTATTTTTACTTGTTATGAAATCTACACCAACCCATAACCCATTAACGGATTTTGCAGTTTTTTCACAAACATTTTTTTCTAACTCTGTCAATTCAAAAGCTTTAGGAACTGAACCTTGAGCAACATTACTTCTAAAATCTTTTTTAAGAACTGGCCTCATAATAGCACCATGCACTTTACCAGCTATAACTAGCACTCTAACATCAAAATCTGTCTTTATAAACTCTTGAACTAATATACCTAAATTTGGTTGTAACTTATCTATTATTTGAACTGTTGAAACCAATGCACCCTCATTCTCTACTTTAATAACTCCTACTCCTAAAGAACCTGCTATTGTTTTTACAATTACTGGATATTTTGTTTTTAATCTATCAAATGAAGTTGGTATTTTTTCTTTATGGTTTATTAAAACAGTTTTTGGTTGTTTAATTTTTGATTCTACAAGTGTAATATATGTTCTAAATTTATCTGCACAAGATTCCATACACATTCTACTATTGACACAAAATATATTATCTCTTTCTAATTGAGTTACAATATCAGACCAACTTCTTCTTAAAGTTATTGCCGCCCTAACAAACACAATGGTGTTTTCATCACATAGAAACTTGTTATCATCTCTATCAAAAATATATCTTTTATCATCTATTTTATCTGAATATGCTCCATCAACATCAACTTTAAAACCTTTTAACCCCATACTCTTACCAACTGACATAATTTCATCAGCATTAATTTCAGAATTATCTGGGTCATTTGGGTCGTTATACCATAGAGTTACAAAACGATAAGGCTTTTCGTTACCCTTTTCTTCTGTGATAAAAGATTTAAACTTTTCCACTAATCTTCTTTCTTTTTACCGATATTATATTTTGGTTCTAATTCCCATTCACTTTTTTCTTTGAATGAAATTACTTTAATTTGTGATAGTGGTGCCTTTGGTTCTGGAACTGAATCACTACCTACTATTCCTATTAAATCCCAATCACTTAAAAGACTTGCAATAGAATTTCTTCTACCAATATCGTTCTCTGTTATATTATGTTCTTTACCATCAAGAGCAAATAACTCTTTAAAGTGTACAATATAATATTTTCCTTGTTTGTGTAGTATATGACAAGATTGATAAAGTTTCTTTTCTTTTCTAGATGAAACCCCTATTCTTGATAGTGTTTCTCTTACCTTTAAAAAATCATCAGGCTGTTTAAGCGAAACCTCAAGCATCTTATCTGTTGTCCATAATGCTTCATTCATTTTTGGCCACCTTTGTATAATTTTGTTTTGATAAACTCAATTTGTTCATCATTTAGTATGTCAAGAACAGACTTTGACTTTGAATTACTATACCCATAATATTCTTTTACATACTCTAAGTTTTTAGTTTTACTTGGTCTCAACCAAGAGGCGTATCTCTTTCTAGATACAATAGTATTTAGTAAAAAGTCATACTGAAGTTTTTTATCTAAAAAAGAGTAACGATTCATTTCATTAACTAACATTAAACAATCATTATGTGGTGCAAGACATTTATTGATTATAAATGCAGGATATTTTTTCTCATAACCTTCATCTTCGCCGTCCATAAGATTTTGTTTTGTAGAGTTAATAGAATTTAAATATTCTTTTAGTTCATACGCCATTTTATTCTACTGGTTTTGGTTGTTCAATTTTAACACCCACTTGTTGTAAAATACTTTCATAATGTGCTTGAGTTGCATGAGCATCAAGAAAATGAAACCAACCTGTACAAATAAATTTATCTTGAGTTTTTGAAGGTATACCTCTATGAANATGAGTAAAATCTGTTGGCCAAAGAACTGTTAAACCTTTTTTTGGTTTAACTTTTACTTTTTGATAATACCACTCGGTTTCACCTTCATCTGTAACATCATTTAAATAAGTCATAAAAACTAATCCTCTTTGAAAAACTTCATGAGCTATTCTTTCTGTATGCCAACCAAAATATGCTTCACTTGGTTTATAATGTTGGATATTAAATGGTTCTGCAAGATGAAGCATCTTAGGTGCAAAAGTATATTTTTTTATATAAGAAGCAAGAGCATGTCTAAGATGCTCAACATATTCTCTTACTACTGAATTTGATGTTGTTGGGTGTATCATAGTGTCTGTTGATTTTTTACCAGTATCACTTAGGCCACCTGATGTCATGCCAGGTCTAGTATATTCAAACTTTGCATCAACTTTTGATTTGTGATATGAAATCATATCATCACAAAGAGATGTATCTGACATTAATGCTTGATGTATAAAAGTTTCCATTATATTTCCTTAGATGCATCTTGATTATTTTTTAACGGACCTCCAATAATATAATGTTTTTGGTCATTTACAATCGGTGCTTGTGTTGTTTCAATTTCAAAATTAGCAGATAAACTTCTTCTTTCACCTTCACCATAGAAAGGAGAAACAGAATGTTTTAACCAATTTGGAAACATTAATAATTTACCAACTTCTGGTTTAACAAAAGATTCAGTAACTAACTTACCCATTCTTATATCTTGAGAACCATGATTAGCACCCCAACTAAAAAATGTATAACCATCTGTCATACCTGTGGCATTATTTAAAGCAACTTTATGAGCACCACCTTCAAAGTCTTTTACACTACCAGGTAGTTTTTCTATTTGTGGTGGTACTTTTAAATAAAGTATCATAGACATTCCCATCATAGTTCTTAACCCATGGTCATGAATAGGGTTATAATCACCCTCATAACTATGAACACTCCACATAGAAATACATTTTGATTTTGCTTCAGATATACCTTCAGTCTGTAAATAAGTTTTTACAAAACCTTCACAAAGAGTTGCAAGACCTTTAGGTGGACCATCATTTTTAATATCCATGTCTAATTGTGCAGAATCATCATGAGCTTTAATTTGACCGACAAGTTCTTTTGCAAAACTTGGTAAGATTTTTCTTTTCTCATCTAGATAATTATTAATCTCATCTGTTACATATTCTGGTAAAAATATTTCTAACATTGTTATAGCAGGTTTCATAACCAATGCCATACTTATATCTTGTACAAGTTTATCTACTGATTCAGAACCTGTTGTACTTTTTAATCCTGTTTGTTCTTCACCGACAACCTCTGGTTGTTCTAATTGTCCTGGAACATCATCAAATTTTGATTTCTCAGCCATAATATAGTCTCCTATTTAAATTTACACTCGCCCATTATTTGAGTTAAACAAGCAAGTAAGTTTATTTCTTGGTCTGCAACAAATGCAGACTTATATTGATAGTCAGCAAGTATCAATACAGAAGTGGCAATAGAATGCCCACCTTCAAAATATTGATATAGATTATCATATATTTTTCTAAAGATTCGTGTAGGGTCATTATCTAAGTTATTGACACACCATTTACGAACACTTTTGAAATCTTTTTCTTTCATAAAAAGAATTAAATCTTTCATATTCTTTTCAGAAAGATTTACAAGTATACCACCATCTATTCTACCAGATACTGAATATCTTTGTAATTCATTTAAGCATCTTCGCCAATCAGGAAAAAACTTCATAATTAATTCTGCAATCACTCTATCATCATGCTCAACATTTTCTTCTGTGAGAACATTTTTAACACTGGTCATAAAGTTTTTTGCGAGAGTTTGTTTTTCTTCTTTTGGTATTGTGAATTCAACAACACTACAACGACTATGTAATGGGTCTATAATTCTATTCTTAAAATTACAAGTAAGAATAAAACCACAGTTCTTATGAAATTCTTCTATCATACCACGAAGAGCAGGTTGAGTAGATTGAGGATTTAAATAATCTGCTTCATCAATAATAATAAACTTTCTACTACCTTCTAGTGACATAGTAGAAGCAAAGTTTTTCATTTTATTACGAAGTACATCAATACCAGATTCTTCAGAACCATTAATAAGAATATAGTCATAACCTATTTCATCTAACATAGCTTTTGCAACAGTTGTCTTACCAACCCCTGCACCACCAGTTAATAATAAATTAGGTATACCTTTCTTTACAAACTCTGTAAAAGTTTTTTTCATGTTTTTAGGTAAAACACAATCTTGTATAGTTTTAGGTCTATACTTTTCAACCCATAAAAAAGTTTCTTTCATTAAACTTTCCTATGCAGAGTAAGTTGATTCTGGTTCTAATGCTATGAAATAAGTTACATCAAAATCTTGATGTTTAAAGAAACTAATACCTTTTGAAGATACTTGAACATTATAATTGCCAGGTAATAGTTTAAGATTTTCTACTTTGAAAAAGAACTCAAAATCAGCTTCACTTTTTAAACCCATATTAATAGCAAAGTTATTAGATGATGCATTCTTTTTGTCTTTAATTTTTAATTCAACATCAGAACCTTTTTTACCAGTAAGTACTAAATCAGTAACACCAAGAGTGCCAGCTGCATTTGTAATTTGTTTTAAAATTGTTTCTGTAAAAACTGTTTCAAGTTCTACTGATGGCATACTAATATCTTTATCAACTGTTACAATAACAGATGGGTCTGAATAGTGATACTTACAACTTGAAGAACCACCTTCTTCTGATATTGTCATAAACTTATCATCAAAGGTTAATGTTGGTTCTTTAAAAAGACTATGTACTGATAGAAATTCGTTTAGATTATAGACAGGTACCTCTTGAGTAAAACTGTCTGGAACTTGTGCAGTTGCAACTATATTTTTCATAGCAGAAACTGTTTTAAGTGTATTACCAGAACGAATCATAATGTTCTGATTAATCGTGCTAAAGTTCTTTAGAACTTCTTTGGTCTGTGTTGATAACTTCATTTTTATTCATCTCCAAGTCATTATTATGTATTGCAATTATCGCGTAATGTATAATTTTCATAAGGTCAATACGATTCTTACCAGCTTTTCTTCCGTAACGCTGAGCATATTTCATAATATTACCAATACAAAAACCTTCACCATGACCAGAGTCTATAATAAATTCTGTGGATTGGAATTTGTTTTTAGAATAATGCTCACCATAAGTTTGGTCAACATATTCTTTTAATTCTGCTAATATTTTATCTTCTGAATATTTGTACATTGTAATCATTATATGATAAAAAGGGCGCTTTGTCAACGCCCTTTTCGTTGTTTTATTTTACTTCAATCATTTGAGGTTTTTTGTGGTCAGGTACAATTCTTTCTAATGATATAACTAACATACCATCTTTCATTGTTGCATCTTTCACTTTCATCTCATCTGATAAAGTAAAGCTTCTTTTAAATTGTCTATGAGAAATACCTTTATGAATTAAGGTAGTTTCCTCATCAATTTTTTCTTCAACTTTTTTTGAATTAATAGAAAGTACACCTTCTTTTAATTCAATCTCTAAATCTTTCTTACTGTAACCAGCAAGAGCCATTTCAATAGAGTAATTATAGTCATCAGTTTTTGTGATGTTATACGGTGGGAACCCACCAGTTGAATGAATGTCAGTATCAAATAGTCTATCAAATAAACTATCAAAACCAACTGTGTAAGGGGTTAGACGATTTCTGTCTATTGTTGCTAAAGTATTCATGTTTATCTCCTTCTTTAAGCAAGATTAAAATTAGAGTCCCTAAAAGGCAACTCATTATTATATATAAGGGTTTTTGTGAGAGAACCCAAAAAAACTCTATTTTCTGCAACAGGATAGGTCTTATGTTGTTGCAGCTATGAGAGGCTTATGAACCGCTCTCATATTCTATTTATATTTTATAGTATCACGAATTTATAAAATGTCAATGGTAAACTTAATTTAGTTTGAACTTAACTAATCTATCCATTGGATAGAGATGAGAAAGGCTCTCAACCATGGGAATAGCGCCATATATTTTAGCGACTAAATGCTTCTTTCTGGTTGCACCCTTTTCAAGACGATTGGAAATCCAAGCGTCCTCATACTCTCTGAAGTTCTTATCAAAGTTAAGGACATATTTCTTCCAA